TCACCGGGTGGAACAGGCGTGACCAACCTCGGCTCGATACGACCAGATATGACTGAACCACCGCTGGTTCGGGCTGGTTCCTGCTGGTTCAGGCTAGTTGAGGGTATTTCGGGATAGGGGTTCGGGATGGTCTGTTCGTTCAAAAAAGAAAGTTTTGCGCGATTTTGTATGCGTGTCGCTGTTTTCTTGTTGACATGGATGGCACCGCGCCGAGCATTGCAGCTGGCGCATGAGCCGACAATATTGGTTCTGTCGTAAGGGTCGCCACCTCGGTCTAACTCGACAACGTGATCTGCTTGACAACTGGGTTTCTTTCGGCACCAGTGGCAGATGGGTTCTTCTTGTAGTACCTGAGCCCGTAGTTGTTTCCATTGTTTGGTGTTGTATACAGGATTGGCTGTCATGTGTAGAGCATAGGTCAAGGTCAAGGGAACTACCGCCCAAAGCGGAAGGGCGCCGCTTCGGTTGGTCTCGGTTGACATGGGTTGCGCGTGTGGTTTGTGTCCCCCACTATTTAGGGCAAGTAGCCCATGGGAGCCTGTCTAGTTTTGTTCGGTGGACAACCATTCGCCTTTGCGTTAGGGAACGCTGATCGGTCACTAGGCGTGACCGTCTACCCTCGTTACCGAGTGTTCCCAAAGCAGGGGTCAGATTCCTACAAGGGCTAATGAACGCCTCTGTGCGCTCTGATGGTGTCAATTGTGAAGGGAGGCTAGACGCGCTTAACCAGTAAGGTCAAGCAGGGTCAACTGTTCAGATCGGTTGTGTTTATAACGATTCTGTTTGTAACCAGTTAACACACCGCTTTTTTGTTGCGCGTTAGTCCTCACGCGATGACAATTAGCGCAGATCAAGTCACATTTGTCCATTTCGTGGAGCAACCTGTCAGTTGTGTACGTATGAAGATATTCACTGATTGCAAATGATTTTTGCTCAGGGTCACGATGGTCAAAGTCAAATACGAAAGTGTTATCGCGTTCTACTTTTTTCAAACAATCCATGCACGCAACTCGAGCAACCTTTTGATCAATTAACCATTGTCTGCGATCTCGTTTACGAACTGCAGGCGATGGTCTAGCAAACTTTGGTTTTGGCACATAATTAGCCCTAGAAATAGCGGCAACCGCATCTTTGCAGATTTGGCAGGTTTCGCCGCGTCTCCAATGCCAATTGTATTTTGTTTTTGTGCCACAGGGTTGAGTACAACCGATAAGACGACCTGAACCGGGTCCGCCCATCAGACAACGTCCTTTGATCGGGATACTGACTTAATGGTTGTCCATTCGCCGTTAATGAAATATTGGGCGTACATAATGTCTTTCCATGTCAGGAACATTCCGTTGATGGTGAGGTATTCCATGTCGCGGTCTTGAAATCGGACTGCGAATACCGGGTGGATTCGATATGCGTCAGAGTCTCGCAATACAATTTTGAGTGGGTGTAGGGGCTCGCGCCAATCATTGTTTGTCATCGGGTTTCCTTGCTAATCGTTCGCTGATCTTCTCTAGGTGGCATGGCCGCCATACGTGGACTTCTTCGCCTGATTCTTCAAGGCTGTTGATCCATTCCCACTGGGTTTCGGATACGACACCTTTGTTGGTTTTGAGCTCTACGAAGATAGTGCCTCGGTATGGGTGCGACATGACTAGGTCGGGGAAGCCTTGGTTGCCTGTGTTGGGTGTGATCCATTTGCCCGGTCGGATCTGTGCGGGCTGGGTGTGCATGACGCGCCAACCATGCAATTTCGCCAATGTAATCACGGCTTTTTGAAACTCTGCTTCAGATGGTTCAGCCACCGTTCATCAACCGATCAATAAGTTCGGACGCTTCACGCTTGGTCGCAGGGACTGCACCTTCCCAGTTTTTGGCTCGAAGCATCCCCAGTTGTTTGGCGGTCGGCGGTTCGCTGGACGACCCAAGCGCCTGGGTTCGTGCAGGAGCTGCGTTCGTAGTCGTTTGTGGTTGTTCACCTTGGCGGTACACCTTGACCATCTCCTCCAGTGAGGCACGCTTTTTGGAGCCTTGATACTGGTAGTTCGCTAAAGCGCGTCCGATGGCGCTGGTCTCACAGTTTTCTAGGGCACTGGTTTTGTTGACCATGGATGAGCCACGAATCTCTTCGGCGAAGCCTGTAGTGGTCGAGACTGTGTCGCCTATGTCTGCGTACAGTTCAGCGCGTATAACGATGCGTTGTCCGTCGTCCACGATGATTTCGGTGATGATGCGTCCTCGTGGGCAGTCCTTCCAAAACAGTGGGAGGCGTTCGGCTACTTCTGCGTAATCGGCTGGGTTAAAACTCACGATTCCATGTCCTTCAAGTGTCGGGCCTGTGCAGGCGTTTGGTTTTTGAGATTGTTGATGACTCGAATCATCGCGACACAACGTGCAGTTTCCTCAACTGTCATGCCTTTAAAACCAAACTCTTCAGCGCATTTAAGACAGATACCGCGCAGCTCTGTACGCATCCGAATATCGGCCGAGTTGAAACCACTAGCGCAAATGTTGCAGTTCATTTGAAACCGCCCAGACGCATGGCCACGATTGCGTCCTGCGTGCTTTTCGTGAGGTTGGACAGATAGATACCGTGCTCCTCAGCAACATAAGCCAACTCAAACAGGGCTTTGCGCAACATCTCAATATCGGTCTTTTGGGCGTCTAATTGCCATGCGGCTGCTTTCATTGCAATTTCCGCTTTAGCGATCGCGGCGGTCATGTCCGCTAACTGTTGGTTCATGGTCGGGGCTCCTTGATTTGTCGGTATTTGCCGTCACGATATACCAGCGGTGTTGCTGGGATCGGTTTAACGACTTCTTTTCGTTCTAAACGCTGGCGTTCTTTCCATGTCAGACCGCCCCAAATACCGCAACAGTCCTGACGTGTACTAGAAAACTTGAGTGCCTCATCAAGACATTCTTGGCGTACCGGGCACACTGCGCAGACTGCTTTGGCTTCTTTGATTTTGCGGTTGATATGGCGCTCACCGAATTCAAAGATAAACAGGTCAATATCCATGCCTCGACAAGCTGCGCGATCCCACCAGCGGTCTAGCACAGTCGCCAAGGTTTCCATCCGCAACCACCGCCTTCAGCAATATCTGAGTACAGTAGATAGGCGAACCTGAGGTTCAGGGTCGGGTCGCTCATCGCTTCAGCAAATGGCATATTGAACACTTGCTCTGCGTAGTTTGTATGGATCTCATTAATCTGCGCAATTCCGTGGTCCGAACCATTGAAGCGGTCTGCCAGTTCGGGGTCACTAGACAGCGGCGTAATGTTTAAGCACCTTGTTTCTTTCCACAGCAGGCGACCCAGTTTCTCTAGCGTCTCAGTGTTGTTGGGCCAGCCGACCGTGATCGCAGTCTGGAACCATTCTTGGCATTTGGTATCCGGGTGAAAGTCGGCAAGTCGAGTAAACGGAACAGTGCTAGTCGTGCTGGTCGTCGTGCTGGTCGTTGTCGTTGTGAGTTCTTCTGCGCGGTCCTCAAGTTGTTGGGGTGTCAACATCCCGAGCGTAACCGTGGAGGGCACAGACGGCGTTTTAATGGGATCTGCGTTGCCTTGGACGCCTGTGATCGCCCACAAAGCGCATATCCCATAAGTGAATATTGATAAAAGTAAGAATCGTTTAAGGTTCATTTAGTAGTCCTCTGATAGGTCCGCAACTGATTTGCGGGTGCTGAAGAATCCCTCCAGCATTGGTTTCTGCATGATCTCTCGGGCCATAAAAGCGCGGTAATTGTTGTTGAATTTGAACTCGCTACTGGGGTCGTTGGTAATTGCGTGTTCGTAGCGCAAGACTTCAATAAGAGCTGCAATGCCGTAGTGCGTGTATCCGCGGTGCATCAGCTGGTAGCACATTTTGGTGAGGGTCGGCATGACCCAAGGGTTTGCCTCTTTGAAGGCTTCGTATTTGAGCATCTCGGCTGGAACAGCGAGAACGTCAAAAAGGGTTGGTTGCATTGCTTCCTCCTGCGGTCGGGGTCCACCTATTGGGGGACGCACTTGGTTGCCAGTCATTTGACCGACTCCCAAACCGAATGTCAAGTCATTGAGCAAATATCTGGGCGAACGCGTCCTCAACCAGTTTGGGGTTGTCGGCCATAAGCGGCGAGATCTCTACATGAGTCCAGTCCGCACCGGGTGTGCCTCCGTTGCGTGAGATCGTCCATTTGAGCCAATTGTCGCGCGAGCATCGGTACCCAGCTCCCCACTTGTCAGTCGGGAACGGAACGCCTACTCCGTCGTAACTGTGGATCTCTTCAATGCCTAAAAGGTCGCGATGCTGAAACAAGAATTCGACTAGCGCCTTGCGTTGGGCCTTGGTGCCTTTAAGGTCGGTTGCTCGCCACGTCGCGTGGACGGACAGCTGCGGTCCCGATCGCATCGGTCGGTTTGCATAGATGCCAATGTTTTTGACGCCGAACAAGTACTCGCAGAACTCCACGAATCGTTTTGTGCCGGCGCGAGGTGTGGGATGGTTGCCGTCGGTGCTACCTGTGTACGGTCTAATTGTCATCTTTGGGTTCCTTGTCCTTCAAATTATTGGCTGCGAGCAATCC